GGGTGTGGGTGTTGTTGAGTTAGTTGGCGGCAATAGCGGGGTTAATGCGGCATTGTTGGGTGTTCGGCTTGGATACTGCGATATATTGCTATGCGGGATACCGCTTGATGCGAGTGGTTGGTATTTTTCTCCTCCGTGGGTTAATAGTTCGTATGACAATGAGTGCGAGCTTGACGAGTGGGCACGCAGGAGGGTAGTATTCAAGGGCATTGTTCGGAGTATGTCTGGACGTATTGGTTCTATTTTGGAGGATTAAGATGGTTGCTGCTACTGTTATTACCGTGGATGGCTCTAAGTCATTGGATAAGACTGGTGCTATTACTGATGATAAGGTTTTTAATAATACGATGGCTTTGACGGCTAACGGCGTTGTTGTGTCTCGTGGAGTCTATAAGGCGACTCTTGACCCTGCATCTTTGATTAACGCCGCTGGAGAGACTATTCAACTGACGGGCTGCACAGGTGTTGTTCTCGGTAAGACGGCGGTTGTCGGGCTTGTTAATCCGATTGATTTGCAGGACATAACTGTCAGTGCTTATGTACAGGCGAATGGGGTTATCGAGCTTAGATTCCAGAACGAGGGGGAAGCTACTGTTAACCTTGGCTCTGCTGTCTGGTACGTTATGACTGAGACTATTCGTGTCTGATAGCAGTTTAGCTGCTCTTGATGCGCTTGCACGCTTGCGGCGTGGGACACGTATGTTCAGGCATAATCCGTATGTTTGGCAGCGGGATTTCCACAACGCGGGCAGTTCTTATGCGGACCGGATGCTTATTGCAGGGAACCGTGTTGGTAAGACGATTAGTGCGGCGTATGAGGTGGCTTGTCATCTGACTGGTGTTTATCCTACATGGTGGGAAGGGCGGCGTTTTAGCGGCCCTATTCTCGTTTGGTGTGGCGGTATTACGAATGAGTCTCTGAGGGACATTAGCCAGAAGGAGTTGCTAGGTGGCACTGGTGATGCTTTCGGCACTGGTATGATACCGAAGGACAATTTATGCACGCCGTCCTATCGTCAAGCTGGTATCTCTGGGGTTGTTGATAGCGTTAAGGTTGCTCATGCGTCTGGTGGGTACTCTGAGTGTGTTTGGAAGTCATACGAGCAGGGTTGGCAGAAGTGGCAGGGGACGGCGGTTGATATTGTCTGGCTAGATGAGGATCCAAATGATGTCCAGCTTTACACGGAGGCTATTACGCGCCTTATCACGAAGCGGGGGATGTTGTTGGTGACGTTTACTCCGCTTCTTGGTGTCACGCCTATGTTGCAGCACTTCTATGATATGGGAGACAAGGTTTTTATTAAGAATGTGACATGGGATGAGGCTCCACACTTGAGTGACAAGGATAAGGAGGAGATGCTGGCTAAATACCCTGAGCATGAGCGTCTTACGAGGTCTAAAGGTATCCCGATGCGTGGTGAGGGGGTTGTGTTTCCGTTCCCAGAGGAGACTATTTCTGTTGCACCGTTTGATATTCCGACATTCTGGCATGAGATTATTGGCATAGATTTCGGTTATGACCATCCTGCCGCTACTGTTAAGATTGCGGTTGATCCTGATAATGATGTTGTCTATGTCGTAGCGGCCAATAAGGAACGGAAAATGGACCCTTTGGCGCACAGTGAGAAGATTAAACGTATGGGCGGGGGGCTGTATAGTGGCCATATACCTGTTGCATGGCCTCATGATGGGTTGAACACTGAGAAGGGTCGTGGTGAGCAGCTTATAGCGTCCTATCGTGAGCATGATTTGTCTTTATTGTCTAAATCTGCGCGGTATAAGAATGACGTTGGTGGAGGACAGAGTAAAGAGCGGTCCGTTATGGAGATTTACGAGCGAATCAAGACTGGCCGTTTCAAGGTGTTCTCGAATCTTAACGAATGGTTCGAGGAGTACCGGAACTATCACAGGCGAGACAATAAGATTACTGATAAACGGGATGATTTACTTTCCGCAACGTTTTATGCTTATATGATGCGTAGGTTTGCTGTGCCATCATATATGCGCGGTGGTGGATCATCTGCTAATATGCCTATGGAGAGTTATATATGAATATTAGAGAGTTCGAGGCGTGGGTTAACCGCAAGGGATTGCGTATTGAGCGGCGGGTTAAGCTCAAGGATAATGAGATGTATGTGTGCGAGGGGTATTGCCGAGGGGATCGTGACCTTTTCTCCCCCCATTATAAGACACTTTTTGCTGTTTCCAATGGGCCTGAGGACATAACTTTAGGCGAGTTTTTTATTACCGAAATCATCTTTCCTGTCGCATCTAAAACTGATAGGTTGAATGAGGCTGAGAAGCGTGGGCGTGAATTTTACGATGATATGGTGAGGGTTAAAGAATGTCAAACAGTGTAGAGCAATCTTCCCGTATTACCGCCGCGCATCTGAATAGTGTGGCTGATTATATTGTTAATGAGTATAATCGGCGCAAGAAGGACAGGAAATGGCTTGATGACAAGATGAAGGTCATTAACCGCCAGCTCCGCATGAAGCCTTCAGTCAAATATAAGATGGATTCTAGCGGTAAAAGTATCAATGAGAAGCGTTGGATGCCTGAATGCGAGCTTCCTTTGCAGTCTCAGACGCTGGAAGTGATTACATCTGATGTCCGTAGGCTTCTTTTTCCTGATTCTGGGCCGTTTTTTGTGGCTAAAGCCTATTCTGATGACGCTTTTAAGGCTAATTTCCTTGATAATAGCTCATTTATCGTGGGTAGTGAGACTGACCCGCCTAGTGTTATCACTGATGATAATATCAATCATTTTGTCCAAGGTTTCTTATCTTACGCGCTGAAGCAATCACAGAACCAAGAGGCTTGGGATATGATTGTAGGTGAGGCGACTAAGTACAGCGTTGGTGTAGGCCGAGCTAGGCTTGCCGCTAAGTCTGTTTTTATCCATGATTCTGCGAATACCTTTAACCGAAGCACTAAGATACCTGTTTTGGTCCCGATTCCTCTTAAAGATGTTTATCTTGATGACCGTGATTATGAGTATCTTGCTAATGGGGCAAGTATTGGTGGTGGGATTATCCTTAAACAGAATCGCAGATATGCCGATGTTGTTTTAGAGGCCCGCCGTAAGAATTTGGATTCTAGCGCGTCTAATTTTATGGATGGCGGCTGGCTGATTAAGAATATTGAGGCTATCAAGCCACGGGACAGTGGTTTTATTGAAACCCTTGAATACGAGGGCGACATTGTATTTAACGATGGTACGGATAGTATTTTCGTCCCGAACGTTATTGTGACCGTTGCTTGTGGGGAGGATAGGCAGAGCTTGAAAGACACAAGCAATGTTATCCGAATCCAATACAATGAATTCCCGATGTCAAGCTACATCATTGTGCATTATCAGCGGGAATATATTGACCAGCCCTATGGATCATCTCCCCTTATTAAGGGTTCCCCAATTCAGACCATTGCTTCTGAGGCATTGAATCGGTTTATGGGGTCAGCTATTCTTAATACAGAGCCTCCAATATCTTATGATAAGGATGATGTAGCGGCTAGAAGCAACGGTGGCTTTAAGCTATATCCGTCAGCTCAATGGTCGTCATCTGGTGAGATTAAGATTCATAAGATTGGAGACCCGACTGCCCTTCTGGCGGGTTATCAAGCGTTCCTTTCACAGTATTCTGATGTTACTGGCGTTAATGCCCCACGGTTAGGGGCGCAGACACTATCACACACCACTGCATCCGCTAAGGACCAAGAGTTAGAGCGCGGGACGATTCGGACTGTTGATTTTGTTAGGGCTATTACTAAAGGCCCTATGGTAAAGTGGCTTAATTATGCTTATCACATGGCGCGTAAAGCTATTGGTGATGATGTTGTCCAGATATATATGGAAGAGTATGGATCGTATGTTAATGTAAAACAGGATTTGCTTCCTGAGACTGTCTGTTTTGAGGTTCTTGGAGCCTTTGGCCCTGCGGATAACATTGCTAAGAAACAGCAGAAGATTGCGGCTATTATGCAGGTCGTACAGCTTAATCAATTGGCCGTTCAATCTGGTTTGGCTCAGCCGCTTAATTTTGATGCTATCCAACGTGAACTTTTAAGAGAAGCGGGTATTACTGATGTCGATGTATTCACAACAAGCACTCCAGAGGCTGCGCCAGCAGGAGGACTTCAAAACCCTGCTATTGGAGCTGCAAACCCTAGTGCCCTCACCGTTGCTTTACAAGGCTTGCAACAAGGGGTATGATGAACAATCTTCTGACTGGGTTTATAACTCAGGACGAATCGCGCAAGGGCGAATAATCCTTGAATTTTTAACTGGCGAAACAGATAATGAGGTTAGCCGATGAATGAACCGCAAGCTGTGGCTCCTGAAACCAATGAAGAGGTTACGCCTCCTTCTGCGGAAGTAGATAGCGCACAAGTAGCATCCGATAGTGATGCAGACCTCGATACTGTACTGAAAGAGGTACAGGAGTTTGAGGAAAAGGATGGTGAAAAGCCGCCTGTTGATAATGAGGAAGTTACAACTAATGATGACCGGATCAATGACGTTTTAGACTATGTGAAGCGTCAAAAAGTCAGGGAGCAGGAGTTGGAGGTTAAAGCCTTGGAGGAGGAGTACGGTCGTACCGTAAAATCCCTAAAAGGTGATTTGCCTGTGTCTGAAAAGATGGTTGATGCGTTCTTACGTCTCAGGGCTTCTGAGGACACGCGAGTTCTTAAGGCATACCAAATGAGGAATAAATCCCCTGAGGTTTGGCAGAAAGTCGAGCGTGGCTTAAGGAGCGAGATACGGAAAGAAATTAACGCTCTCCCAGACCTCGGCGCAACACAAACTCGGAATCAAATAGCAGCAGCCATCCAAAGCGCACAATCTACAACGGACGATGCGCCACAGAAAAAGTTATCTGAGATGGATGATGTAGAGTTCTACGAATATCAGCAGAAACTTTTTGGCGCGTAGTCCTTAACAATTTTTAAGGAGTATTTATTATGGCCGCAGTTATTTCTGCTACTGATTCTGAAGTTACTAAACCTATTAACGGTGTATTGGAGCAAACCTTCTTGCGCTCCGCTATGCCACATTGCCCTTACTTGGCTGGTACAGTCGCAGGTAAGGTGTCTGAAAATGCTGGTTCAAACGTAGCTGTTTGGCAGCGTATCGGTTCGATTACGCCATCCACGAGTGCTTTGTCTGAACAAACGGGTAATGCTCAATACTTTGGGGGCCGTGACGCTGTTGCAGTTTCCAAAACGAATGTTACTGCGGCTCTGTCTAAGTTCGGTCAAATTGTCGTGCTGTCTGAGGAAGGTGTGAGCGATAACCGTTCTACGATCGTTCCTGAGATTTAAAAGCAGCTCGGTAGTTGCTCTGACCTTTCTTTGAACATGGTCCAACGTGATGTTTTCGATGATAAAGCCACTGTTGTTTATGCTGGTGGTAATGCTTCTACAGGCGCACTGG